CTAGCCAGCCCGTAGACGCACCATCTGCCAACAACTCATGGACTCCCCCAGCAGCCGCGTTTAAACCCGTCTCAGCCCCACCTGTGGCTTCTGGTGGACCATTGTGCGACCACGGTAACCTTATGAAACTAGTTCCGGCTGGTATCTCTGGCAAAACCGGCAAACCGTACAAGGGTTTCTATGCCTGTGCCTTCCCTCAAGCAAGTGCCTGCAGTAAGACGCAACCTGCCTAATGCGTCTTCTTTCCAGGGCAATTAAGACTGCCTCGCAGGGGGGTGCCACACTACCCACGGTCTGGCAGTCTCTTGCGAGTCAGCAAATCATGTTCAGATATGGGGAATTGAGCATGATTGCTGGACCGCCGGGGGCGGGCAAGAGTACTTTTGCGCTCGCCCTCGCGGTTCAGGCTGGTGTTCCCACCTTGTATGTTTCTGCCGACACACACTCACACACTATGAGTCTACGTATGTTGGCAATGCTTACACATAAACCTCAATCTGAGGTTGAGCCTTTGATGGAGAAGGACCGGGAGTGGGCTGCCCAAATGTTGAAACCAGCCGACCACGTTATGTGGGAATTTGATTCAGCACCCACCCTCAAAGACATCGAAGATTCTATCCTTGCTACTAGGGAACGCATGGGTCGTGACGTGCGACTTATCATCCTAGACAACGCAGTAGATGTAACCCAAGATGGGCAAGACGAATGGGGTGGTTTACGTAGTCTCATGCGTGAACTCAAATGGTGGGCGAGAGACACCGGGGCGGCAGTTGTCGTATGCCACCACACTAGCGAAGGTGTCACCGGTAACCCCTGCCCTCCACGCTCTGCACTACATGGCAAAGTAGCCCAGACTCCGAGCCTGATACTTACCATACACAATCAACCTAACATGATGGCTGTGTGTGCAGTAAAGAATCGTTACGGTCCAGCCGACGCATCCGGTTCCACACCAATATGGTTATCTTATGACCCTGCATCTATGCAAGTACACGATTTGGGGCAACCGTGAAAGAAGAAGAGTTCATTCCAAAACTGCAGATAACAGAAAAGTTATTGAAAGAAATGATTGAAGCAGCACCAGTGAGTGCAGAAACTAAAGAAAAGATATTAAAAGATTTACCTTTAGTTGCAGAAAACTTAGACGAAATAACCCGCAAGGTCTATGACCCTAATCGTATTTGGTTAGAGTCAATACAGTTTGCTGATTATGTACAACAACATGCGGAACATTTAAGAGATTGCTTTACAGAAGAAGGTCACGAAGAAGATTGTTTTGTTGACATCTCTTTAGGACTGTACTCTATGTCAGAAAAATGGAAACATCTTGCTGAAAGTTCCATGAAAATTCTTGACGATATGAAAATAACTTCAAAGATATATGATTTCAGTGAAATAATTGTTGGCACCGAGGAGAAGAATGAAACACAACAGTAAAGAAACATTGGGTATCGCCTGGTGCGATAACGGTATGGTTGATGGCAAGTTTACTTCCGGTCTTGTTTACACAATGGTTGCCGCTGCCGAAAAAGGATTAAGAATAAGCAGGTCAATGCGTGTATTGGGAAACCAAATTGCTCGCCAACGCAATGCCCTCCTTGCCTCATGGTATGACAATAATTATTCCGAATGGTTACTTTGGGTTGACTCAGACATCGTACTCACCATCGAAGTATTAGAAACCCTTTGGAAAAATGCAGACAAGAACACTCACCCCGTAGTAACGGGAACATATTTTATTTCAATGCAAGCAGAGACACCACTGATGCAACCTATGCCAGCACTCTTTATTGAAACAGAAAATAAATATGAGTTAAAGAATTTGCATCCACTACCCGTAGACCAACTTGTTAAAGTTGACTGTGCTGGAATGGGAATAGTTTTAATGCACCGTTCAATGGTAGCAAAGTTACGTAAAGAATTTGGTGATGACCACTTCATGTTTGGTGAAGAACCCGGCAATGGTAAAGAAGAATTTGTTGGTGAAGACATATCTTTCTTCCGTAAACTAAAAGCCATTAACGTACCCGTATATGCACACACTGGTGCGATAGTAATGCACATGAAAAGATTTGCGTTAGATAAAAACTATTACAATCTATATTGGGCGGCGCTTCAACACTCTAGGAACAGGGAGCAACTTGAACAATCAAGCGAATAAACGTCGTGGTGCAAATTTTGAAATAGAACTTGCTGACTGGTTGCTTGAACAAGGTTTAAACGCTCAACGTCTTCCGCGTGCTGGAAGAAATGATATAGGTGACGTGGCTTTACCTACCGCCAATGACCTTTATGTGATTGAGGCTAAGGCACCCAGGCGTGACGGTAAAATAGATTTATCTGGATGGTTACGTGAAGCCTCTGTCGAGGCAGAAAACTATAGGATTGCAAAGAAGTTGGCACTTGCACCCACTGGCATAGTGGTTATTAAAGCATCGAACCGTGGCATAGGTGACGCATACTTAGTACAACGGTTATCTGATGCCCTCGCAAAACTCTAAACCGAAACCCGACATAGTTCCCATTCTTGAACACTACGGTTTTACCATACCCAAAAACACTGGTGGCTGGCAGTCTGTGCGCTGTGCCTTTCATGGTGATAAGGTTAAGTCGGCTCGTTTAAACATAGAAAGCGGGGGGTACAGATGCTTTGGTTGCGACATGGCAGGGGATGTGTACTCCATCATTATGAAAAGGGAAGGCGTGGTTTTTAGTGAGGCTATCAAATTTGCAGAGAGAATCACTGGAGTTAGCAACAAGGAGTTACGAAGCAAACCTAGAAACTCTAGCGCCCTACCTGACGAGTCGAGGTATTCAACAGGAAACGGCACAGAAGTTCCGTTTAGGTTACGTGAAGGACGCTGAACCTGGACATGAACCCTACCAAGGCAAACTTGCTATCCCATACATCACTCCTTCTGGGGTAGTGGATATACGTTTCCGTAGTTTAAACGGGGAAACCCCCAAGTATCTCAGTCGCCCCGGTGCCGGTACCCACATCTATAACGTGTCTGCGCTGTTCAATGACGGTGACCAACTGGTCGTATGCGAAGGCGAAATGGATACCATCATAGCCACACAGTCAGGGTTCACGGCAGTTGGTTTACCTGGTGCCAACAACTGGAAACCTTTTTACTCACGGGTCCTGGCTGACTGGGGAAAGATTCTCCTCTTCTGCGATGGCGACAATGCTGGTAAAGAAATGGCTAAGAACATATCTAGGGAATTAGATAACGTGTTCCCCATATTCATGCCCGAAGGGTGCGACGTGAACGACGTATACTTATCTGAAGGGTCCGAAGGATTACATAAGAGGGCAGGGATTCACGCATGATAGAGTCCATCATCGTGTTACCGGACTATCAAATACCGTATCACGATAGAAAAAAAATGGTTGTGCTGCACGCATTTATTAAAGAGTTTAAACCCTCAGCCCTTTGGATTGCGGGAGATTGGATTGACCAACCCGAACCCTCACGCTGGTCGCGTGGTACTGCTGGCGAATACGCCCCCACTCTACAAAATTCTATTAACGAATCTGTAGATATTCTCTCCGAACTACGCACAATCATGGGCAAGAAACCCATTCATCTTAAAGCGGGCAATCACGACATACGGGTAGAAAAATATGTGGCACAGTATGCACCCGCATTACGTAGTTTAAACGCCCTCACAATGGAAGAGATGCTGAAGGTAAACGAACTTAACATCAACCTCCACCGCAAACCGATAGAACTCCTACCCAACTGGGTCCTTGCTCACGGTGACGAGGGTGTCCTCTCCCGTATCTCTGGTGGCACTGCCATGAACCTTGCCAAACGCTACAACAAGAGCGTGATTTGTGGTCACACGCACCGCCTGGGACTACAAGCACACACCATGAGCATGAACGGTAAAGTAGTAAAACAACTTTTTGGATTTGAAGTGGGCAACCTTATGCGCCTTGAAGCAGCACACTACACAGGTGGCAGTGCTGACTGGCAGCAAGGCTTTGGAATCCTACACGTTACCCCCAAGGGGGTTCACCCCGTACCCGTATATTTTCAAAAGGGTGAGTTTATTGTAGACGGAAAAATTTATGGATAACAATACGCTGTCTCATTTTGATTTAGATTATTCCCGAGGTCTTGAGGGAGAAGAACTTGTACATAACTTACTCACCCAAGGGCTAACCGTTGAAGTAAAGAAAGATTTTCAATGGCAAAAAACTAACAACATCTTTATCGAAACATCATGCCTATCAACAAAAGATAACGAATGGCATGACTCGGGTTTAAACGTCACACAAGCAAAGTACTGGGCGTTCGTGTTAAAAGAGACGGTCATCATGGTACCTACGGAAGTATTAAAACATGCTGTCGCATGGCGTGGAAGGAAAGCAAACAACCCCAAGCCACCCAACCCATCAAGGGGTGTCCTGATTACTGTTGAAGATTTACTGTGGGTCACAAGAGAGTGGTCACAATGACAACAAGCAAAACCCACGATGAGTTGTGGGCTATCATCTACAAACAAGCACGGGTCACCGCTAGGCACATAAATAAAATTAACCGCAACGCTGTACCAACCGATGACATCTTCCAAACACTCACCCTCTGGGCGCTTGAACACTGGAACAAGATAGAACAATGGGATGAGGAAGATTCCCTCCTACATAAATTAAGAAAAACATTTTCAAACGAAGCACAAAAATATGCAACGAAACAACGTGCGTTTAAATCTAAAGTAATGACCTCTGATTTCTTTTACTACACTCCAGAGATTTTACATGAACTATTACGTGACGTGTGGGTGTATGAAGGCTGGGTTTCTAGTGCCGAAAGCAGCAAAGAATACATTTCTAAAACATCTAAACCCGCCGAAGGAAACAACCGCCTTGCTCTCCTTGCTGACGTAAAATTTGCTTTGCTAGGTTTAAACGAAGCAGACCGCAATCTGCTGCGGCAAAGACATCACGACGGTGGCATGGAATTTGAGGCGCTCGCGGCTTTCTATAGTCTCAGCGAAGAAGCATTACGCAAACGTGTAATGAGAGCAACAAAGAAACTACAAGACCGACTAGGTGGGGAGCCTCCTATCTGGAATCGTCGCAGCAGGAACCGTTCAAACTCTCAAGCACAAGCAGAGAACCGGGAAGGAATGGAATGAATACGGAAATATCAACAAAAAACTTTTGGTTCCACGCAGGATACAGTTTCAAAAGATTTAGTTTAAACATTACCATCCACCAATACGGCATAGAGTTAGACTTCATATTCTTTTGGGTAGGTGTCGAATGGTAGACAAACCCTACGCCCCTATAGATAAAACTATTTTAGACGAAGCATACGCACTGGTGTCCGGCGGTAGACAAGACTCATACTCACACCCTGTAGATAACTTCCGGCGCATAGCATCCATCTGGTCAGGGATACTCGACATGGATGTAAGTGAAGCCCAAGTGGGCTTGTGTATGGCTGGCATGAAACTTGCCCGCGAAGGGTTTAAACACCAAAGAGACAACCTGGTGGACGCTGTTGGATACATACTCACTACCGATGCTGTCGTACAAACCTTCAATAACATAGACAAACAAGTAAATGATTATGAAAGAACGGCACCGTCACTAAGGGGATTGGAACCCTATCCTGGCAACGATGCCGTTCAATAGTAGTGTAACTATTTAATTTTTCTCTGTCAAGTTAGGTTCAGTAACCATAATCCTTAACTGTTTACGCATCGTATCCCTATCTTGCGGGAGTGTACCTCCCCAAATACCATGCCGTTCATGCACCAAAGCCCACTCTAAACAAATATAAGCAACGGGACAACTGCCACACAAGCGACGATGATACATGCTCTCTTCACGTGAGGGAACACTTTTGTCTGGATAAAATAATTCAACATCACCATTAGCACAATTCCCCTCTTCCGCAAGGCGCGTATTATATTTTAACCTGTACCTAGTGTTGCCTTTCTGCTCCCATGATTCAATAACTTTATGAAACTGGGGTTTAAACATTAGTACCATCCTTTAGCGAGACTGTGAGCAAGTGCGATGCAAGGACTCTTCTTATATCTACGGTCAATGTAAGCCAAGCCTGCATCTATCTGAACGAAAGCATCATTACTTTTTTTATACTTCACTAAAGCCCAAGTCTCAGGCATGAACTGTGCAATACCATAAGCGCCCGACTTATTGTAATTCTTAGGATTCCAAGAACTTTCACGCTCCCACAACAACTGCAAACATGACCACTGTTCAACCTGTGAGCGTGCTGTAAGCGCCCCAATAGCATACTGCTGATATTCATTATCATAATATGCAATCACATCACCAGCGACCGGCACCACCAACTCTTTTACTGGCACCTTCACTGACGGTAAGGTCCTATCTAATTCGTAACCCACATTAAACCCCACCGCCAACGAAGCAACCATCACAAAGAAACTTAAAGCCAAAACTTGAAGTTTAAACATTAGCGCCACACCTTTACACTACGCGGAGTACCATCCTCATTCACCACATGCGTATCGTAAAGCAAATAATCCCACTCGTTGATTCTACTCTCACTCTCATCAAAGAAATGTTGAATCAAACCCAGCCACTCCCACGTAATGTCACTATCCCAACCATCATCACCACCCTCGCCAACAATAATCATGTTACCCACAATTTCGTCAGACCTACCAGAAAGTTTAAACAATGCAGTCGCTGGAACATTATGCACAAGTTCCTTCATGTTTAAACCATCTTCATTCACGTAAGCAACTGCTTTCTTTAAACGCACAATCTCAATGAACCCACCTACCCCCGTCTGATACTTCTCAAGTGAATCGAAAACGACTCTTTGATACGTCCAATCAGGATAAATGACAACACCCTTGACCTTCTTATACTCATCCTCTTGTGGCATCGGAGTACACCTTCCAGATATTGTTCATAATTTCTACGGGCGCAGAAACTTCTTTCTTCTGTATC